GTTCACGTTTCTGTTGTGTCTAATGATATAGAAACATCAGACGGACCACTAGGAGAAAACGATATGCACGTTGATGGTGAAACTTGGTGTCAAAATTTTCATGGTGATAAACCTTGGACAGCAGAAAATAATGTTGTGGCATGGAAACAATGTTCTTACAATGGATCTTTTAGAAAACAAATGGCATCAATTAATGGTACCTATGATCCTGTAAGAGATGAGTTTGTAAACCCGGCTAATCCAGAAACTCCTAGTTGGACGTTAAATGCTACTAACGATTGGGTATCACCTTTAGCAAATAATCCATCTTCAGGTTCAGGTCCCCATGGAACAATATGGCAAGAAGACAACCAAAGGTGGATATCTTTTAGAGCTGAAGGACAAGAAAATCCAGATGTTTGGAATCCATCAACACAACAATGGGACTTAGCATAATATGGCAACAGCAGTTACGACATTAAATTATTTAACAGCTACACGAGCAGGTAACACATTAAGAGATAATGGTAGCTATCAAGCTATATCACACATACCTGCAGGAGCAGTTTCTGAAGCTTTTACATCTTTAACAGCAGACGGTACTTTTGCACCTCAGGGTGGAAGTTCTGATTTGACAGTTGTTATTGTTGCTGGAGGGGGAGCTGGAGGAGGACCTTCAACTGGATCCGGTGGTGGCGGCGGAGGAGTAAGAAGTGCAACAGATATACCTAACCCTGGTTCACCAGTAGAAGTATCTGTAGGAGCTGGTGCTTCTTCACAAAATTCAAGAGGAAGCAATACCTATATAGGACCCGCACCAAGTCCACTTTTTGTAACAACAGGTGGTGGTGGCGGACCGAACGGAGGTAACGACACTAATGGAACCGGAGGATCTGGTGGAGGAAACTCTGCAGGAAACCTTGGAGGTTATAGTCCATCTGAAGGAAATAATGGTGGAACACAACAGTGGCCAATGTCTGCTAACCCAGCAAAAGCTGGAGCTGGCGGAGGGGCTGGCGGAGCTGGACAACCCGGACCTGGCGGAAGAACTGGGGGATCTGGTAGAGATATGACACCTATAATTCCAGCACCTGAAGGCGGAGGAACTTTTGCTGGTGGTGGAGCTGGAGCAGCATATTTTAATCCACCTGCATCGGGAGGACCTGGAGGAGGAGGTGCTACAAACACCAACGGTCAAGCCAACACTGGTGGTGGTGGCGGAGGAAATGGACACCCAGGTGGATCTACTGGTAGCGGCGGATCTGGAAAAGTTTTAATTAAAGAATCAGCAGAACCTGCATCAAATCAATTTGGTGTTTGGAATATGCAGGCTCAATACAAATTTGTACTTGAAGGTAAGTGGGTATAAGTATACACTGCTTTTGTGTTTATTGAGAAAGAAAACGTTTTATCAGAAGAACAACTTAAACAGATTTTAAAATTAACTAATGATTTTAATTTCCCTTGGTTTTATAGACCTTCTACGTTAAATAATTTTTATTATAATTCACACGCTTTATTAGACCCTAATCTAGGTGTTACTTCCCAACATCTTTCTTTTTTTGAAAAAATATTTTATCGTATCTGTGATTTAAATAATGTTAGTGTCAACAAAATTTTAAGAATGAACGTTAACATGACTTTTCATTACACATCCCCACATACAAATTTACATGTTGATCATGATTTTCCACACTATGTTATGATATTTTATTTAAACGAAGCATCAGGAAATACTTTAATATTTGAAGAAACTTACACAAAAGAAACAGGTCCCGAAGTAGATACCTTTGAATACAAAAAAGATAAATTTGATAAAATACAAAACAAACACAACTTAAAACATTCAATTTCGAGTAAAGTAAATAAAGTTTTGTTTTTTAATGGGACTAATTATCACGCTCATGAATTCTGTAAACCCGATGAAAAAAGATTGATATTTATATGCACTTTCCAGTAACAGTAGTTGATAATTTTTTTGAAGATCCAGACAGGATAGTTAAGTTAGCGGAGTCTTTAGATTATTATCCTAGAAAAAAAGGAGACCATTGGTATGGTTTACGTAGTAAACCCTTACATGAAATTGATAAAGGTTTCTTTGAATTTTCTACACAAAAAATATTGCGTACATTTTACAAAGAAGAAACTCCTCACTACTGTACAACTTTGTTTCAAAAAACCCCTGGTTACAAAAACATATCTAATGAAGGTTGGATACATTGTGACAAAGGTTTAATGGCTGCTATTATTTATTTAGACAAAGAGAATACAGAAGGAACTAATTTTTATAAATGTAAAACATTTGGTATAGATAAATTTAGTTATGCGGACATACACAAACAAGACAATATAAATTCTAAAGATTTTGCAGAAGCTAGAGATAAAAATAACTTACATTACGAAAAGACAATAGAAGTAAAAGGATTATATAACAGGGCTGTTATATATGATTCTAAAGTATATCACGGTGCAGCTAGCCATCCAACAAATACAGATAGATTAACACAAGTTTTTTTCTTTGATAAAATTGACACAAACTGGTTTCCATCAGTTTCTATAAGGAAGTTTGAAGAATGAATTTAGCAGAATATTATTGGTGGTTTGATTCAGTGATACCAGAAACACTTTGTGATGAGATTATAAAATACGGTAATTCTCATAAAAAAAAATTAGGTACAACTGGTAATTTTACAGACAAAAAATTAAACAAAGAAGAAGAAGAAACATTGAAAAAAGAAAGAAACTCGGACGTGGTTTTTTTAGATGAGGCTTGGATATACAAAGAAATACAACCTTATATTCATGTGGCTAATAAAAATGCTAGTTGGAATTTTCAATGGGAAATGAGTGAGACTTGTCAATTTACAACATATGGTCCAAATCAACATTATGATTGGCATTGTGATTCTTTTAAAAAACCTTATGACAAACCGCCTTTTAGAAAAGGTTTAATAAGAAAACTATCTATGACATTATCATTAACAGATCCAAAAGAATATGAGGGAGGGGAATTTCAATTTGATTTTAGAGATACTAAATCAAAAAATATTTTAACTTGTAAAGAAATAAAAAATAAAGGATCTATTGTAGTATTCCCAAGTTTTGTTTGGCATAGAGTTACGCCTGTCACAAAAGGTACAAGAAATAGTTTAGTTTGTTGGAATTTAGGGAAACCATATGTTTAATAAAGTAAATGCTTTAGGATTTCCTTTATATAGATTTTATTATGATAAAAATAAAATCGACGAAGTATATAAAAAATTAATGGATTTAAATTATAACGACAACCCTAATAATATGATGTGGTCTGGAATGAAACAAGATGGGACAGGAATAAATTTACATTCATTATCAGAGTTTAAAGATATATTTAAATGGTTTCATAAATGCTTAGAAGAGGTAAAACAAGATATGAGACTTACATGTGATGAATTAAAAGTTGTAAGTTCTTGGGCTAATAAAAATAAAAAAGATCAGTTCTTTCATGCTCATCAACATCCCAATTGTTTTATGAGTTCTAACTATTATGCTTCGGGTTTGCCTGAAGACAAAACTATTTGGTACATAGAAAACCCTTATTTTAAAAACTCTAACTTACAACCTATGTCTAGCGACGATGTTGATAATGGAGGATTATATTTAAAACATATAGAAGATACAGAGCCAGGAAAATATGTTGTGTTTCCTCCTTCTGTTTTACATTACGCAACAAAAAATACTGGTGATAAACCTAGAATTACTATTGCTGCAAATATTTATCCAAGTGGTACTATATCTTGTGGTGGAGTATCTAATTTAAAAATAAAGGTGGTAGACTAATGTCATTTAAAAAAAATAAATATACAATTAAAAGAAATGTTATTTCAAAAGAACTATGTGAGTTTGCTTGTGAGTATTCAAAATTAAAAAAAACAGTTGCGCGTACAATGTTTGACTCTAAGTTTCTTTCTCCTTACACAGAATTTTATGGTGTGTGGAATGACCCACAAGTACCAGAAACTTATTCTCATTACTCAGATATTTTTATGGAAACATTACTAGACAAAGTTAGACCTATAATGGAAGAAACTACAGAACTTCGATTACTTCCTACATATTCTTATTTTAGAATATATAAAAAAGGAGACATATTAAAAAGACATAAAGACAGACAAGCGTGTTCTGTTTCAACAACTATGAATTTAGGAGGTGACCCTTGGCCTATATTTATAAACCCTAATTCAGAAGAAGGTTATACCCAAGGTGAAAAAACAGGTGTTCATGAAGTTCAAGACTATGTACCATCAACTAGTCCTGGTGTTAAAGTAGAACTAGAACCAGGAGATATGTTAATTTATTCAGGTTGTGATTTAGAACATTGGAGAGAGCCTTTTGAAGGTACACAAACTACACAGGTATTTTTACACTATAATGATAGAAACGAACCTACTGCTAAAGTTGAAAAATTTGATAGAAGAAAACATTTAGGACTACCTTCATGGTTTAAAGGCAAATAATGAATAAAGAAAGATTCTTATATTGGAAATTTGAAAAGCTATATTCTAAAGAAGAAATAGATATTTTAAACAAAGAAATAGAAAATTTAAAATCAGAAGGAAGAGACATTCCTGCTGAGGATATAGTTAAAACAGCTGAAATTAAAGTCATAGATTCTTCTAAAATAACATTATTAAACAAAATGACTGATAGTATTGTAGAGGCAAATAAAAATAATTTTGGTTACAATATTTACACAGAAAAATATCATATGAATTACAATACATATTCTGCTAAAAACAAAGGACGATATGATTATCATTTAGATATGGTGTTTCAAAATCCTGCTTCTGATATAAAATTAACTGCTATTTTAAATTTGTCTACAGAAACGTATGATGGCGGTAACTTTTGTATATACACAGGAAAAGAATCTGCAATTCCAGAAATAAGAATACCTGGAAATATGATAGTATTTCCGTCCTTTCTATTACACAAAGTAAAACCCGTAATTGCAGGCACAAGAAAAACTTTAAGTGTTTGGGTAAGCGGTCCGAAGTTTCAATAATACGTTGATTTTTACAAATATTGCAGTAAAGTGGCAGATTAAACTAGGAATAATATGCTACAAAAATTAGGCTTTCTACCAGGATTCAATAAACAAGTTACATCTACCGGCGCTGAATCACAGTGGACAGGAGGTGAGAACGTTCGTTTTAGATATGGTACACCTGAAAAGATAGGTGGTTGGTCTCAATTAGGAGACAAAAAATTAACAGGTGCTGCAAGAGGATTGCATCATATGGTTAATAAAGAAGGTATTAAATACGCAGCTATTGGTACCAACAGAATTTTATACGTATACTCTGGAGGAGTTTACTACGATATACATCCTTTAACTAATCCATCAGGTACAGCTATTACAAGTGTATTTAGTACAACTAATGGACAACCTACTGTAACAATGACATTTTCTTCTGCACACAATTTTCAAGTAGGGGACATTATATTGTTTGGCGACCCTTCTACATTTACAGCTATTACAGGTTCTAATTTTGGATCTTCTGATTTTTGCGATAGAAAATTTATGATCACTAGTGTTCCAAATACAACCACACTTACTATTACAATGGACAGTAATGAAAGTGGAGCAGGAGCAACTACATCTGGAGGCATAACTTATTTTCAATACTACCACGTTGGACCCGCTGAACAAATTGGAGTTTTTGGGTATGGTATATCTCAATGGGGAGGAACAGTTACAAGTCCACAAACTACTACATTGAACGGAGCACTAAACGCTGACTCTGCTGGAACCGGTGGAACAGGGACCACGATTAATGTAGCCAGCACAACTGGATTTCCAAGCACAGGAACAAATTTTATACAAGTAGATAACGAAGAAATATCGTACACAGGAATTACATCTACAAGTTTTACTGGCATTACTAGAAATGTTAGAGGAACAACTAACGCCTCTCACAGTAATGGTGCAACAGTTACTAACTTTAGTAGTTATTCAGCCTGGGGCCAAGCAGCAGCAACCACGGATAAAGTTGCAGAACCTGGTATGTGGGCAATAGATAATTTAGGAAGTACATTAATTGCGTTAATATTTAACGGAGAATGTTTTGAATGGAATGCAGATTTAGCTAATGCAACAGCTACGAGAGCTACAATTATATCTGGTGCACCAACAGCATCTAGGGACATGTTAGTCTCTACACCTGACCGTCACTTAGTATTTTTTGGAACAGAAACAACAATAGGTGACAAGACTACGCAAGACGATATGTTTATAAGATTCTCGTCTCAAGAAAATATTAATGACTACACACCAACAGCTGAGAATAGTGCTGGTACACAAAGACTGGCCGCCGGATCACGGATCATGGGTGCTAAACTTGGTAGAAATGCAATATACATTTGGTCCGATACATCTTTATTTACTATGAGATTTGTTGGAACTCCTTTTACATTTGCTTATGAACAAGTTGGAAATAACTGTGGATTGATAGGTAAGAATGCAGCAGCAGAAGTTGACGGTGCTGCGTATTGGATGTCTGATAATGGTTTCTTTAGGTACACTGGTAAACTAGAATCGATGGATTGTTTAGTTGAAGACTATGTTTATGATAACCTTAATTCAACATCTAATCAATTTGTATATTGTGGAATAAATAACTTGTTCGGTGAAGTAACTTGGTTTTATCCTGAAGCTGGTTCTAATGTAAATACACAATCAGTTACATATAGTTATTTAGATTCAACAGCTAAAAGACCTATATGGTTTGTAAACGCAAGTCCTTTATTTATCAGAACAACATGGCAAGACTCAGCTGTATTTGGTTTGCCTCATGCTACTCAATATGATGCAGGAACAGATACTTCTTTTGATGTAGTTGGTAATACAGATGGTATTTCATATTACTATGAACATGAAACAGGTGTTAACCAAGTAAGGTTAGGTGTTACAACAGCCATACCTGCTAACATTACATCTGGTGATTATGATATTACACAAAAAGTTGTAAGAGGAGCTGCAACTAACATGGCTGACCTTAGAGGTGATGGTGAAAACATTATGAGAGTAAGTAGAATTATACCTGACTTTATATCTCAACAAGGAAGCGCTGTTGTACAATTAGATTTAAGAAACTACCCTAGTGATACATCAGTTAGCTCATCATTAGGTCCTTTTACGGTAACAACAAGTACAACAAAAGTAGACACACGAGCTAGAGCTAGAGCTATAGCTCTTACAATATCCAACACTGCAGTAGATACTAGTTGGAAGTTAGGGACTTTTAGGTTAGATATACAAGCTGGAGGAAGAAGATAATGTCAATTACAAGATTACAACAAGCTAGACAGATGTATGC